CATCAGCGTATGTTGCGCCTGTCGCCTGAAGACTACCCAGAGCTTGAGGGCTTCTTGCAGAATGACCTCCAAGCACTGATGGCTAAATACTTCGACCGCACTGTTCGTAAGCGCATGCTTACCAAGAACTTTGGTGTCGAGGGCCATGCTCTAGAGGCGTACAAGGCAGTGGCTCGCGGGGGCCGTGATGCGGCAGTAGAAATCCTGTCTAGCCCACGCATCCAAGTGATTGAGTACGACACAATCCTTGGCAAGGCTGGCAGTGAAAACATGATTGTGCCTCGCCTTCCGGGCGGTCGTGAGACCATTATGAAGGTGGTTGCCGACATTGACCGCGTTCTAGGTACTGACCCTAACAAGCGTACCTTGAACAAGCAGGCGGCGATGAACGTAATCATTAACGCTCAAGAGGCGGCCTTCCGCACTGATCCAAACTTCCTGCTTCGAGCAGAGGCGGTGGTCAATGCCATGGTCGACTTCCAGAAGCCAGCGCGACTAAGCGTCATTCAGGACATAGACAAGTTCAATTCTGTTCTGAACAAACGCCCAATCGACGGTAGCTCTGGTCACGAGATGAAGCACAAGTTCAGCCGTGGCGTTCGCTCCTTCAACTCAGTATCGCTACTCGCGTACACCACGCTCTCGTCCATCCCCGACTTGGCGCTACCGCTCATCCGCAGTGGCAACATGACGGCGTTTGCGAGGGCATGGTCGAAATACGCATCAGACCCAGACTATCGCCACATGGCGAAGCGCATGGGCACTGGCATTGAGAACCTGATCCACGACCGTATGGTGCAGATGGCGGGCCAAAGTGACCAGAAGTTCACCAACGCCTTCTTCAACTTCACACTGCTAACAGACTGGACGAACATGAACCGCGAAGTGGCGGCCATGGTCGGGTTCGAGGCGTTTAAGACTGAGATCGACCGGGCATCACGCCTTCGTCGTGAGGGCCGCATGGACAGCATGGCATACCGTAAGGCGGTTCGCTTCCTAGAACGGTACGGCCTGACTGGCCCTAACGCTGAGCATGATTTCCTGCACAAGAACAGCTTTGCTCTGGACTCGTTGCCTCAAGATGAAGTCATTCAGAACCAGCTAAAGGCGGCGATGTTGCGCTTCACCAATGAAGCAATCTTTACGCCAAACCCGAATGACGTACCGATGTGGGCGCAAACCCCATACGGCGCGATCATCTTCCAACTCAAGTCGTTCCCGCTGATGATGTCTCGACTATCCAAGGACATCCTCAAAGAGGCATTTGTACACGGCAACATGAAGCCGCTGATGTACATGGCGACCGCTGGGGTTGGCCTCGGCATGGTCTCGCTCGGCGTTAAAGACTTTGTCCAGTCTCGCGGCGGTGAGGATGAGAAGTCTCGTGCGCTACGTCTGCGTGATAGCGGCAAGCTCGGTGAGTTGATCGGTGTCGAAGAGGGCGGCGATGCTGACGCTCGAATTGGCTGGTATCTAGAAGGCTTGCTCGCAATGGGTGGCCTCGGCCTGTTCGCTGAGATGATGTACAACACATCTGCTCAGTTGGACAACGGAGCTTACGGTCAGATGCGCACAATGAGCGCAGTGTTTGGCCCGACAGTCGGCCTGATGCAACAAGGTCTAACAGTCGCGGCTGGCGCTCAAGAAGCCGCGTTCGGCGACCCAGACAGCAACTACAAAGAACGCGCCGCAGTACGCGAAGCGGCTCGCCGCATACCAGTAGCTGGCGGATACCGTCCATTCGTGGAAGGAGTCACAGACTTGGTGGCAGGCGAGCGCGGAGGGGACGGCGACGCACCAACCAACAACTGGCGCAGGTCTAACGCAAGCGCGTGGTCAAATAGGAACCGCGACTGATGACGCTTCAAGAAGTCCTAGCCCAGAAACTTATACCCCGAGGCATGATGATCGCTATGACCGTCATGTCTTGGCGGGTAGTCGAGTGGTTTATGACCCTCCCTGACCCAAGCCCGTCTCAGGCGGGCTTGGTCTCTGTCGTAACTGGCGCAATGACAGGCGCGTTTGCCGTATGGCTTAACCATGAAAAGGACAAATAATGTTATCTGCACTGATCGGCCCAGTGACTGGGCTACTAGACAAGTTCATTCCTGATGCGGATGAGAAAGCAAAGCTCGCCCACGAGATCGCAACACTTGCGACTAAGCAGGCCCACGAAATTAGTCTCGCCCAGATCGAAGTCAATAAAGCAGAAGCGGCTTCTGGCTCAGTCTTCAAGGGCGGATGGCGTCCTTTTATTGGTTGGACGTGCGGAGTGGCCTTTGCTTACCATTTTGTTATTCAGCCTCTGCTGGTGTTTGGCGTCGCTATCTCTGGCGTTGCTGTCCCTGATCTTCCGGCTTTTGATATGGGGTCTCTCCTGACTGTGCTTGGCGGGCTACTTGGCCTTGGTTCCTTGCGCACCTTTGAAAAGTACAAAGGGGTTGCCAAATGAGCTTCAAACTTTCACAGCGTAGCCTCGACAAATTGGAGGGCGTTGACGAGCGCTTAGTCGAGACTGTTAAGCGTGCAATCGAGATCACCACCGTAGACTTTGGAGTTATCCAAGGCTTGCGAACTCTCGAAGAGCAGAAGGAACTCGTTGCCAAAGGCGCAAGCCAGACTATGAAGTCACGCCACCTTGAAGGCATGGCCGTAGACTTAATGGGCTACCTGTCCGGGCGAGCCTGCTGGGAAATCACAATTTACGACGACATCGCTGATGCCATGCGACTAGCCGCACTGGAGACAAACACACCAATTCGTTGGGGTGGGTGCTGGATAGTCGACGACATCAGGGATTGGAAGCAACCGATGGCCGACGCCTACAACTACTACGTCGATACTCGACGACAGCAGGGGCGCAGGCCGTTCATCGACGGGCCGCACTTCGAGATTCCGGCCTAGTCGAGGAGACTGAGGAGATGAGACAATGGAACCAATCACTGCCTGCATGGCCGCTTACTCGGCGGTCAAAGCGGGCGTTGCCGCTGGCAAAGAAATACATAGTCTCTTCTCCGACGTTGGCAAGCTGTGGGATTCAATCGACGCAGTAAAGAAACATCACGTCAAGCAAAAAGACAGGCCACTCAATAAGTTGAAGGGCATAAATGAGCAGGCACTTGAAACCTTCGTCGCACTTCAGAAGGCGCGGGACATAGAAAAAGAACTGCGAGAGATCATCATCCACACCCGTGGCCAAGATGCGTGGAGCGAGCTTCTGAAGATCAGGGCTGATCTAGCAAGAGAGCGAAGAGAGGCTGAGAGAAGGGCGCGGATTGCGCGCGAAGAAACCAAAGAGGCCATTATGATCGCCGCCGTAGTGGTGGCGGCGACTTTGTTACTTGGTGGTGGCCTCTGGTTTCTTATCAAATACGCCGCTTAATCCCCAGACGTATTGCAGTTGCATTTCAAGCGCCCGCTCATTCTGGTTATTGAATAGCGTTAGATCAGGTGCGGATGGTATCGACTCCGACGAGTGATCCCCGCCTTCCATTCCCGGACGTTTGATTAGCACCAACGTCCCCCCCAGAGACTTGATCCTCTCCACTTCGTTTAGAAAGCGACAGTCGTCGACTACGACGCGGGTCTGGTCTTTCAACAGGCGCTCCACCTCTGATTGCCATAGATCGCCCCAAAGGTTTTCGTGGATTAAGGTTCGACCCCATTCCGTTCCCAAAGTTTGCATCGCCCATCGCGGTGTAGCTCCATTCAAAAATGCGCAGGGCTTGTCTTTGAGGTCGCCCTCTAGCTCGCGCTCTGTTAATCCCAAAGCCCGCAACATGTCCTTCAACGGCGTGGCGAACTTGACTTTAGTGTATCCGAAATTCTTGACTAAGTAGTCCGCACAAAAGGACTTGCCGCTACCCATGTACCCACAAAATGCGACCAGCTTCATGCTTACTCCATTTCTTTTAGTTTGAGTTCGACTTCCAGTATGTCGGCCTTGATAAACTTTTGTTTGTCCATAGCCTTGAAACGGTCATCAATCAGGTTGCCCCTCTTGTCGCCGTACTGCTCTATGTTCCACTCAATGTCTCGGATGCGCTCCTTGATGCTCTGCTCTTGGTGTCTGAGTTCGAGCAACTTTTTTTCAAGTTCCTTCTTCATTATTGTCTAACTCCATCATCCCCTCGACTTAGGAACATACGCAGTCCAGTCGGCACAAGTCGTGCCGTCGCATTTGTTACAGCGCATCTTCCCGTCATTTGTAGCGTATGAATTGCCGCAAGTTCTGACGCTACGTTCGTCTGGCAAAGCACCATGCCAACACGCATCGAACTTGAAGCACCCACGACAGCGCCAATCGCTCTCGTCTTCGGAACACTTGGCCGCATCATTCACCAATACGCGCTCGACTTTTGATGTCAGGTAGGCATACCTGAACTCGTCAAACTCTATGTACTCATGGTGATATGCAGATGTGTTCTTGTTGTAGGCCACCATCACAAAAGTCTTGATGCCAGATAGCCCCATCATAAATTGCATCTGGTCGTAGTAGTGTGAGTGGCTTGCCTTGATGCCCTTCTTCACAAACTCTTTGTGCTTGGCATCATTCATTGATTTGATCTCGACGCCTATTGTGTCCTTGCCAACTTCCATAAGACCGTCGGCGTTGCCCATTACCAAGCCCCCGTAGCCTTCAAAGCGCCACTGCTTGCCTGACATTGGGTCTTTTTCCATGACATGCAGACCAGCTTTGCGCATGTCTTTGATGACCACATCCTCAATGCGGTGGCCGTCCCTGAAAATTCTTTTAAGTCTGGAGTCTGGCGGGGTGTCTGGGTAACCCCTAAAAGAAAAAGCTATCGAAGCGTCACAAGATTGTCCGATGCCCGACGCACCGATGTACTGCCTAGCCTGCTCACGCTTCTCTTTGCTGAACGCATCCTCGATCAACTGTGTAATATCTGGCGTCATTCTTCATCTTCACTATAAAAGTTAAGGGGGCTTTCGCCCCCCTAACTCTATCTCTTAGAACGGTATATCGTCGTCCATATCGTTGTCAGACTTCACGTCCTTCTTCTTCTCGACCGACTTACCGATCTCAGCAGGATCGAAGTAACCCTTCACACCTGATCCGGTGCGCTCTTCGCCATCCTTGGTGTAAGTCTGGGAGACAACAGACACACCCGGCATGAGTCCTTTCAGACTAGCAATGTCACCCGGCTTGTCAGGACTTTTATGACCGCCGAAAGTGAGGAGAGCTTTCAACTGCTCCCGACCGATCCGAGTTGCTTGCTCGGAAGATGGGACATGAACATTGATCCAGTGGCGTATTTGACCACCAGTGCCCACGTCCTCAAGGGTTACCTCGACTTGCTTCCCGCCCGAGCGCGTATCTCGTAGCTGTGCGCTCACCACTTTACATTGGTAACGACCGGGTTGCAGTGTGTTGCTGGAACCAGATGCTTCGATCCCAGACAGGTTCAGTTCATTGAATGAAAACGCCATTATTTGGACTCCTCTTGATGTGCGTCTTGCCATTTCTGGAACTCGTCGTCTTCCATATCCATACGCTTAAAGAGTTCGACGATGTTGCCAGTCTTTTCGACTGCCTTTAGGCGGCGCTTTTCATCGCGCACCTTGCCTTTCCAGCCGCGTACTTCTTCGGTCACGACGTAGCGCACGACTTGCTGGCCGCTGTCACGGTCACCAGATGTGCTACGAACACCGCAAAATACGCAGTCGAAAATTCCGGGCAGTTGTTGCATTGTCGCTTTACCGCCAACCATAGGCCAGTATTCGACGTTGCCATTGTCGTCTTGGTTCTCTTTTGCAAGTGCAGTTACCAAGACGTGCATGGGCATATCCCTGATAGCCTTGCATGCACCGATCAACTGGCTTGCGTGGCT